AGCGCCCCAGTTTGGGGCGCCTTGCATCGTGCCCTGATACCACTTGACCGGAATCGTCGCCATGTCTTAGACCCTGTCGATATCGCCGCGAATCTGGATGCAGAACGAGTCTGAATCTTCCGTCGCTGGCCCCTGCTGAATCGTTCTCGCGATCCAAACCGGGAAGTTCGAGGCGATCGTGTTGAACCGAAGGACGTTGCCGGTCGCCCAGCCCGTGCCCCATCCGCCGGGGTTGAGCGTGAAGTAGGGGCGCCCCGTCGCCGGGTTGTTCGGCGCGATGATGTTCGCGATGGACTGCGCCTCCGCGATCTGCCCGACCGTCTCGCCGACGACGCGCACCTGAGTGGTCGAAGTGAAGATCAACGCCCACCGCTCCTGAATGGCGCCAGCGTTGTCAACTTCAATCGGAAATACCGCATCGTTGTAGCTGGCAGTCGGCTGCGACCCAATCAAGGAGTCGCTCCAAACGCCAGTCCACGAGCCCTGCTCGAACAGGCCGGTGTAGCGCGACTGCATGTCACCGATGATGAGCGCCGAAGAAACGTGCGACCCCGGAACCGGGAAGGCATGAGTCAGCGGGCGAGTAACCGTGAGCTGGCCGTTGATCTGTGCATCGGAGCACAGACCCATGTTTTCAATGCGGTGTTCAATGTCGATGGGTTGCGCTATCCCTGACATGTTGCCGATCTGCACTGTCCCGGCGTCTAGGTCAGCCGTCCACAGCGACTCGCTCACCGGGTCGCCGTTGGCGTCGAACACGCGCACCCGAGCCACGCGGGTGCGGCCAAGATTGACGCTCTGATTGTTGTAGGTGCCGACGATGTGCTGAGTGTTGTGCACCACGAGTACGTCGCCCGGCTTGAAGATCACCACGCGCCCATCAGACGGCAAGCGCACCGGGTTAAGCCCGAGTATGTCCTCGTCCAGCGGCAAGTAGCTGTAGCTGACGCAGGCATAGCGCAGCGTGTCAGCCATCACCATGTCAGGCTTAAATGCCTTGCCATTGATAATCCCTTCACTGGTAGATGGATACCACCACTCCAACTCGTTGCCCGCCGCCGTGACCCATGACCCGAACCGCAGCTTGACGATGCCGGTGTCGTAGTCAATGGATCCGTAGACGCCTGCGCCAGTGATTTCACCGTTTGGCGCTGCCTGTACTGTTGAGATGCCGGTGACGCCGATCCGCGTGAATTGGAACACGAACGAGCCTGGGCGCACCGGCGCGGCAGGGACGCGGAAAGTCAGCGAGTCCACCGGCTGTGCTCCAAGATTTGTCAGCATGGCAACCACTGATCCGGAGTTGGAAGCTCCGGGTGCCCACGTCGTAAGCACCATCAACCCGCCACCATAGTCCACCTCGCCAACTGCCGTGGCCGCCCCGGTGGCGTGATCTAGGTCGGTGACGATAGTACCAAGACGGTCTAGCAGCACTTTGCCGCCGAATGTCACGCGCACGGAGCCTGGGACGATGTTCTCCCTGTAGTTCGGCGTCAGGTCAAGCGTGATGTCGTCGAATGTCTCCAGGTGAGACCGTGCAGTTAGCGTCGTGTCGATGTCGTACCGCACCGTTACTGCACCGCCAGATGTCGGAAACACGCAGAACACGGGCTGGTAGACAAGACTTTCGAGTTGCGCCCGATATTCTTTGTAGGTCGCTGCCGGATCGGCGGACACGCCAGCAACGATTAGGTCGGTGCCTTTCTCTTTGCCGAGGTACTGAGCCTTGTACTCCGGTATCGGCAAAGACAGCGTAACGTCCGGATTGAAGGCAATCGACCCGGACGTGTAGTTAACGACCGAGCCTGCGTGAACCGTGCCGAAGGCATCGGTTAGCACCCCGCTGCCGTTGTCTTTTCGCCAGATGTTAGCCATGCGTCACCCCGAGGTGTAGACCTGACCGATGTTGCTGAGATACCAACCGGTAGACGACCACATCACCACTGAAGAGGCATAGTCGATGAAGTGGCTGTCAAGAAGCGTCTCGTCAACGTCAACTGTCCACGTCACGGTGATTGACCCCGGAACGATGCCATTGTCCGGCAAGATCAGATTGATCTTGCCAGTGCCGTCACGCGCCGGATCGTTGAACACCGCCTGCACAGTGTTGATGTCGGCATTAGTAGAGTAATCAACGTCGATCTCTGCGCCGATAGGTGGCAGTACGCTGGGGATGAGCACGACTACGCCCGTGTCATACTCAATGTAGCCTGTCCCCGAGCCAGTTAGCAGGCCGCTGCCATTGTCCGTCACCGTGTAGTTACCGCCGGAGCCGTTCGGCCACGTCAGCGTTACCGTGTTCTTGGCGATGTCGGTGTGAGGCAGTGTGAATCGCTTCTCGGCTTGCAACGCGATGCCCGCCCGCACCATGTCAGTCGTGGCAAGGCCGTAAGTCATAATGACAGCAGAGCCTACGTCGGGCAGCACACCCAGCGTGACCACCACAGAGCCGGTGGTGTAGGACACCGTGCCCGAACCAAAGGTCACGTCGGCTCCGTTGATCTTGCCGCCGCCGCGATCCATCAGGACGTACCACTTGCCCTGCGCCATGTACGACACCCGCAGCGTCCCCGGCTGCGGGATCGGATCAAGGTAAGCGACCACGGTCTGCGAGCGCGACTCTGTAGTGACCGGGAATGACGCCGACTGCAATGAGCGAGCAGGCGCAACAGACGGGCGAAAAGTGATGTTCTTGCTCGCGCCGCCGTAGTCCGGCCCGCCTGGGATGATTGACAGAACGCCGTTAGCGTAGTCCACCAGACCAACCTGCGTTGCACCGCTCATCAGCGTGCCGTTGTCGTCCGTCAATGTAGCCCCGGTGCCGGTGGTCATCGTCAGCGTGCCGGGAAGGATGGCCTGCCCAGCGAAAATGGCGTGCGTGCTGTCAAAGTCTGCTGCGGTCGTAACTGTAACTGTTTCCGAGGCCGCTGCTGTGACCTGGGCCGCATCGCCATGCGGCTTTGCATCGGTGACAGGAATCTCTGTCTGCGCGGACGGGACAAGCTGATGGTAAATCGTGTCGGCCTGGAACGTCAGGTCGCCTTGGCTTGCGGCCACGGTGAGTGGGCGAATGCCGAAATATCGCGCCGCGTCCGCCACCACCGTGTCGTAGATGCGTGATGTGATCAGATTGGCGTCGTCATCGGGCCGCGCCGCGCCTCCCATGATGTCGAATGTCAGCGGGTCGCTGATGCCGAGGGTAAGCGCCAGACGGGTAAAGTCCACGAACCCACCCGAATAGGCGTAGCTGAACTGCCTCTCTTGCCCGGCGACGCTGGTGATGCGGACAAACTGCTCGGCCTCGGTGCTCAGGCCGGGGTTTTTGACCAGCACGATGGTGCTGCCGATACTAGGGAGCTCCGTGCCCACCCGAGCGAGAGCCTGAATCGCCATTTGTCCCGTGATGTGCTGCTCCCAAAGGTAGTAGGGGGTTTTTGCACCCCTCGCCAAATAGGACTCCAAACGGCTGACAGCGTTTGTCCGCTCGTCTACCCAATCCTCGGTGCTGAACAAAGACGCGCTGACCAGGGGATCATCCGGCGCGTCTTCGATAATGCAGTGCGCCCCGTAATAGGAATCGGTGTCGGAGGTCTGGACGCTGGGGAAAACCTTCCGCAAGTTGACGCGCCCGTAGGTGCGATCCAATTCGCTGATGTCGGGGAAAATGGCATTGCTCACGCCGTCAGCGATGACGACGTTGCCGCGCACCATCCCGCCGCCATCCTCGTTATCGGTCATGCGCTCGCTGGCGAGCAACTTTACATCTGCGGTGGTGATGGGCACGGGTTAGACCTCCATGAACTTGAGGGCGATCTGGTAGAAGTCGGACGGCTCCGGCTCCTTCCCCTTGTAGAGGATGATCGAGGACGCCATCGGCTCGCCGTCGTGGTGACGGAATACGACGTCGCGGGTGACGCCGCGCAACGTCAACTGATAGATGCCGTCGCCGGTCTGCTGGTCCGGGGCGACGTCCGCCCACGCCTTGAGCGCGTCCACGGTAGAGCGGACGACCCACGAGTGGTCTTCGCCGCCGATGAGCGTGATCGGTCGGCCGGCGAGCTTCGTCGCGGTATGGACGAGGATCGCGCCGGTCAGCGTGTAATCGACCTCCTGCGCGACCGGGTGCCAATCGTGCTCGTCCTCCCAGACGAGGTCGGCCGGGAGTTGGAGCGTCGTGACGCCGTCGGAGAGTGTGATAGCCATTAGCTCGCCACCATCTGCGCCTTGCGGAGCATATCCACGATGACCTCCTCGCTACCCTCGACCACGGTCGCGGTCCCGGTCTCCTTCCCGACCGTGATGTTGAGGTCGACAACCTTCGTGACGACGCGGTCGGCCGCTGCCGCTGCCGCGGTCCCGGTCCCGGAGGCCGTCCCGAGCGCCGCGTTGCGCCGGTCCTCGGACTCCCGCTGCGCGGCCTCGCGGATGCGGGTCTGACTGATCTGGTTGAGGAGGCCGAGCGCCTGCTGGAGGTCGCGGACGGCGCTCGTGTTGCCGGCCGACTTCGCGATGGCGAGCTGGGCCTCGATCTCTGCGCGACGGGCCTCGGCGCGTCGGCGCTCGATCTCGTCATAGTTCTTGTTCATCCCGTCCAGCTCGTCGCGCAGGCTGTTGAGCGTGTCGCGGGCAGAGTCACCGAGGTCGCGGATTCGCTCCTTGGCATCGCGGAGGGCCGCCAGGAGCGGCGCCATCTCCTCGTTGCCCATGATGCTGCCCATGTAGATGGCTCTCCTGAGCGCCGCGACATAGTCGCCCAGCGCCGCATCACCGCCGGCAGCCGCCTCCTCAACCCTGCTCATCGCCTTCACGAACCCGGCGGCGCGTTCCGTGGCGGCGTTTATGGCGTCGATGTAGCCGTCCAGCCCGCCGAAGCCGGTGGAGTACATCCGCTGCATTCCGGCCCACACCTTCGCCTGCGCGGACGCAAGCTCGTCGGCCTTGCCGGCCGCGACGCCGTAGGAGGCCGCGAGAGCGCCCCAATCTATCGAGACGGTCCGCACCTCCTCCTTCTTCTCGGTCGCGGCCGTCGCGGCAGCGGAGGCCTTCTCGGCGGCGTTCTGCGCGGCGTCCGCCTGCTGCTGGAGCGCCTCGGCCGCCTTCTTCGCCTGATCTATGACCCCCTGCTCGGCGGCGGACACATCGCCGTCGGCTGCGGCCTTCTCCTTCATCGCGGCGACGTTGTTCCACGCCGCCGCCGCTTCGGCTTCGAGCGCGGCAGCGAGATCCTGCGCGGCCTTCGCCTCGGCGTTCCGGACGTTGACCGTCGCCTCCTCAATCGCGAGGAGGTCGCCCTGCGCCTTCGCATTCTCCAGCGCCTGCTGGGCGGCGGCGACCATCGCGGTCCCGTGCTGGCGGACGGCCTCGGTGTTCCGCTCCGCGACCCGCGCAGCCTTCTCCCAGCCGTCCTGAAGGGACTCGGCCGCGCGCTGCGCCCCCTCGGTCGAGCCGACGATCTTGTCGAGTTCCTTCCGGAGGCCAAGGACGCTCGCCTGGGCCTTCAAGCCCGTGGACGCCACCCCGTTATTGGCGGCGACCGCTTTCGCGGCGTAGGCCTCCCACGCGGCCCGCTGATCCTGTATCGAGCCGCCAAGCGAGCGGACGGCCTCGTAGGCCGTCTTGGCCTCGGATGCGGCCTTCTGAAGCGACTCCTGACTCTGGATCCCGAGCTTGTCGAACGCCTCCGTGAGGGTCTGGATCCCCGGCGTGACCTCCGCGATCCGCTCGCCGAGTTCCTTCCGGAGGTCCGCGATCTGCTTCTTGGCGAAGGCCCCCTTGTCGGCGACGGTTTCGAGTTTCTGCCCGATGGCTTCGAGCGCGGCCGGGGTATCGGCCGTCTTGATGGCGTTCGAGAAGACGTCCTTGAGGACCGTCCCGACGTTCGAGGTCTTGTCCTTGAGCTTGTCGAAGTTCGCCATCAGGACGTTGATGTTGGCGATGGCGTCCTGCGACTTCTGGCTCATCCCGGTGAACGCCTTGGTGGCGTCCACGCCGGCGCCTTCGAGCGCCTGCCGGAGGGAGACGTCGATGATCTGGCCGAGCGAGGCGACGTCCCGCTTGGTCTCGCCGAACGCCGCAGCGGCCACGGTCTGGAAGACGACGAGTTGCTGCCCGTCGAGCCCCTTGAGCGCCGCCTGCCACGCCTCCTCGAACTCCTTCGCGGAGATCCGGTTCGTCAGGAACATCTCGCCGAGCGCCTGCCCGAAGTCCTTCACCGCCCCGAGGTTCGTCGGATCGAAGGCCTTCATGAGGCCTTTCATCGCGGTCTCGGTATCCTTCCCGGCGGTCTTGAGCGCGTCGAAGTCGGCGACCAAGCCCTTGGCGTTGGTCGTCATCAGGGCGTCGAGTTGCTCCTTGGTGAACTTCGCCGCCTTCCCGATCTCGTCGTAGCCCTTCTTGATCTCCGCGAATTTCTTCTGCGCGGCGGCCGTCGCGGCGGCGTCCTCCTTGCCGAGTTGCCGGTTCCACTGCTGGAGTTCGATCACCGCCTGCGAGTACCGCTGCGCGCCTTCGAGTTGCGCCTGATACTGCTTGAGCGACTCGCCGGTGAGCTTCGCGACGTCGTCGGCCGCCAGAACGGACACGGACGAGTATTGCTGGAGGGCGGAGACGGTCTCCTGCGCGCCGGAGGCGAGCCCCCGGAAGGTCGCCTCCAGCCGCTTGTTCGCGGATTCGACGTCGTTCCCCGACATCTTCGCGAGCCAGCCGCCGAGTTCCTTCCCGTAGTTGGCGGCGATCTCAAGCGCCTCTACGAACCCGGCCGTGACGAGCGAGATCGAGACCGTCTTCGGCAACTTGTCGAGCGCGCCGAGGACACTCGTCGTCGTGTTCTTGAGGACGTTCCCGGCCTTGATGAAGTTGTAGAGACCGTTGACGGCGTAGAGCCCGAGCCCGGTTCCGATGGCGAGGGAGAGGCGTTCTGCCGCGCCGACGATGCCGTCCATGTTCTGCGAGAGGGACCGGAGCGCCCCGGCGGCCTTCTCGCTCGCGCCGGTGCTGTCGTCCAACTGCCCGACGAAGTAGGTCCACTCGTTCGAGACGGACTGAACGGCCCGGCCGATGGTCTGCGGGAGTTGGCCGAACTCGGCCTCCAGGGTAGCCCGCTGACCCTGGATCGCCCGGAGAACCTGCTCGGAGGCGAGCTTGCCCTCCATCCCCATCTTGCGGAGTTCGCTGCGGGCGATGCCCATCCCGTCGGCGATGGCCTGCGCGAGGCGCGGCGCCTGTTCGAGGACGGAGTTCAGTTCCTCGCCGCGCAGCACGCCGGACGCGAACGCCTGCGACAACTGGATCATGGCGGCGCTCGCCTCCTGCGCCGTCGCGCCGGAGACCGCGAAGCCCTTCGTGATCGTGTCCGTCAGTTGGGATACCTCGTCCTGCGTCAGTCCGAGGTTCTTCGTAGACGTCGCGAGGCGGGCGTAGAGGGAGGCGACCGATTCGAGCGCCGTCCCCGTCGAGTTCGAGGTCGCCCGTACCGCGTCGAGCGCCTCGTTCATGCCCTGCTGGCTCCCGGTCGCGATCTTGAGCCGGGCGGCGAGGTTGTTGTAGGCGTCAGCGGTGGCGCCTACCGACTTGGCGGTCTGCACGAGCGCGCCGAGGGAGAGCGCGGCGCCGGCGAACTGCGCCATCTTCTGGAACGACGCGGCCGTCGCGTCGGCGCCCTGCCGGACGGAGTCGAGCGCCGGCCTACCCTTCGCCCCGAGTTGGCCGAGCGAGTTCGCTGCGGCCCGGGCGCTGTTCGCGGTCTCGGTCAGGCGGGTATTGAGCGCCTGCTCTGCGCTCTGGACCGCGCGGAGATCCTGGCTCAGTTGGCGCTGCGTGGCGGCGAGGTTCTGGGTCGAGACCCCGGCGTCCGCCATGCGGTTGCGGAGCGCCTGGAGGGAGACGGCCGAGCGCTGCCACGCGGCCTCGGTGCTGGTGACCGCCGCGCGAGCCGCCTCGAACTTCGCCTTCATCTGGTCGGTCGGCGAGCCGCTCTGCGCGATCTCCCGGCCGAGTGCGGTAGCCTTCGCCCGCGCCGCGTCCATCGCGTCCTTCGTGGACACGACCTCGGCCTTGAGCGCCTTGAAGTTGTTGACGAGCGCCTGCTGGTTCGCGATCCGCGCCAGTTCTTTCTGGAGCGCGGCAGCGTGGGCCTCGGCGGCATCTGAGGCGACGCCGAGCCCCTTGATTTCCTCTATGAGGTTCGCAACGTCCGAAAGGCCTTCGGTGGCCGCGCGTATGCGAACGCCAACAGTAGTTTCGGCCATGACTCACCGAGAAGTGGTGCGCCGTCCGTGGCGCGGGGAGTCCTGGGAAAGAGCGATTACCCTGCGAGGGCGCGGTAATACTTCGACTTGCCGGCGCCGGTCTTCGTCGTGTCTGCCTGGAGCTTGCCCTCAATCGAGAGCGCCGCGAAGTCGTCGCCGATGAGGTCGATCTGCTTCGCCGCGCCGATCTTGACGCGGAACAGTTCGACGTTCATGACCTTGCCGCCGTTCGCCTCGTTCACGCCCTCGAAGTACATCTGGAGGGTGACGGCGGACGCGGTAAGCGCCTCGATGACGTTGTAGCCGGCATAGGTGTAGGTGACCTCGATGGTCGATCCCTCGGCGCCAGTGAACGTGTCGAGGATGTAGATGCCGCCGGTCCGGACCTCGTAGTCCGTGCCCGCCGTATAGGTGACGGTCGCGCCGTCGTTCTTGACGGAGACGGTCGTCGGGTTCGGGTGGGCCAGCACCACGAGCGAGTTCTTGTAGGCGACATGCTCCTCCGACGTGACGGTCGCGCCAGCGACGGCCGTCGCCTCGCCGAACACCGCGCGAGCGAAGTTCGTCGGGTTGAGGTCGGTCATGTCGAAGGAGACCGGGATCGCCTTGACGCGGTTGACCGAGGCGTAGACGCCGCCGCCGGCCTGCGTAAAGTCCTGCTGCTCCTTCGTCTCCTCATCGAACCCAATCGTGAGCTTGGAGACGTTGCCGACGTGGACGAGGCCCCCGGTCACGCCTTCCTCTTTCGCGTAGACCTTGCCGGCGCCAATGTAGGGGTAATAGACAACGGGTGCAGTCATGGTCATTGACTCCTAAGTTGCGGTTGAAAGACGGCCTCGTCGCCAATGACGCGCCGAAGGATCGCCGGACAGTCCGGCTGACGGGCGATGCTCGCGAGTAGCTCGGGATGGACGCGCGAGACGAGCCAGCGCATCGCGTCCACGACTTCTCCCCATGCCTCCACGAGCGTCCTCTCGCGAGTTCCGTTCACCATCACGCGACCTCGCTCCGGGCCTGCTTGACGAGGCCGAGGATCTGATCGAGTAGCTCGGGGAGAACGGTGGAGCGCGCAGCCGAGACGCTCTGCTCGCTCGCGAGAAGGCAGGCCGGAACCCGGTAGAACCAGTGGTGTCCGAACTTCGAGACGTTCTTGTTGGCCGCGTAGCGCGTGCAGCGCCGCGAGACGTATTCGGCCACGACCCACGCCTCGCCGCGCGCGTCGAGGGTATCGTGCAGCGCCGCGAGCGTAGCCGGACCGATGATCCCGTCCTGGGACGCGTGAACGATCTCTTGAAGCGCCATCGAGGCGAATCCCTTCCCCTGATTGACCGCGCAATCGAGCATGATGAACGCGAGGCGAGGCGCGAAGTCGGCGACGCGCCCGGCCGTCGGCGCCCAGTATTCGTCGGCGTAGATTTTCGCCGCCTGCGCCTTCGTCAGATTGCGGATGTCGAGGCTCGGGTGCGCCCGCTTCGAGATCCCGAAGTTGGTCTCGCCGCCCGGGTCGTCCGGGTTGTTCGCATACCCGCCCTCGATGTCCGGGCGGAGGATGAAGTCGATGGCCGCCTCGCGGATCATCGGAGCGCCTCCGCCTTCGCGAGGAGTTCGGTCTTGCGGGCGCCGCTCGCGGTGCTGCCGACGTAGTAGGTCACGCAGGCGATCCAACTCGTCGCGAGCGCGCCGAGCATCGTGTAGAGGACGTCGGCGCCTTCCGCCGGGGCGCCCTTGAGCAGCAGGAAGAACAGGACGCCGAAGAACCCGAGCGTGACGATGAGCGTCAGGGCGCGCGGGGTCCAGATGTCGCCCGTCGCGACCTCGCGTTGGCGGGCGTTCGCCCGGTCCTCGTTCGCGAGCCGGTCGATGTCGACGCCGAGCGCCGCCATGTCCTTCTGGAACTGGATGCTCGCCTGCTTGAGGGCGATCAACTGGTCGGGGCTCGCCGTCTTGACCGCTCGCGCGATCTCGTCCTCGGAGACGTCGGTCTGCCCCTCGCCGAGGATCGTGTCCACGATGACCTTGGTCGCCATCCCGGCCAACGGAGTCCCGAAGGCGGAAGCGAGCGCGGGCGCTATCGTCTTGACGAGGTCTTTCCAATCAACGTCCACTCACCACCCCCTGAACCAATCGGCGATCTGTACGACGGCGAGGAGGACGACGAGGACCGCGCCGACGATGAAGACCGGATCTGTTCCCGTTACCGCCATGACTAGCCGCCGTTGTGGAGCCGGTAGAAGAACTGAACGCCGGCGACGATCAGCGCCGCGCCGACCCCGATCCCGACGACCCACGCCTTGAGGCCGGCGAGGCGCTCCGCGCATATCTGCTGCGCGTCGGCGAGCTTGCTGACCTTGCGGCTGATCTCGTCGTCCTTGTCGAAGTCCACGACCTCGTGCGACTTGAAGGCGTCGAGCATCTCCTGATGGTTCTTGTCGATGGAGGCGAGAACGTCGCGCCGCATGACGTCCATCTTGTCGCGCAGGGAATCTAAGCCCTGCCGGAGGAGGGTGATCTCTTTCTCGTGCCCTTCGAGACGTCCTTCCATCTTCGACATCCGCTCACGGAGCGGACTGATGTGCTCGTGGATGTCGATGCGAAGGCGCTCGTGTTCCATAGTTTCCTGCTCCAGCATTACGTCCCAACTCCAAGAGGTCTGCGCGCGGTAAAGGTCTCCTGCCAAATGAGAACTTGATCCGTGTAGCCGACGGGCGCTGCGTCGCTAAACTCGAAGGGGAGGCGCGTCGAATCCGGCCGCCAGCGCCACAGGGCGCCGCGAACGGAATCCGCGAGGGCGCGGAGTTCCTCAGACGCGGCCTCGCCGCGAGCGTCGCTGACGTTCTGGCACGCGATGACGACGGCGAACGACTCAACGAGGATCCGGTAGCGTTTGGCGCCGTCCTGAACCTCGATGACTTGCTCCCTCGCCGGCATGACGAACGCGGCGGGGAGGACGGGCGCCGTCGCATCCTCAAGCCCGGTGTAGTCGGCGATGCCGGCGACACGCGCGAGACTCGGGACGGCCGCTTGGAGGCGCTCGATGATGGGGGAGAGATTCAGCACCGTTCACCCCATCCTCGCCAGTAGCTCGTCAGTAAAGATGAGGTCGGAGGAGGAGACCGCTATGCCTCCGCCGGCCTCGCCATCGTTCGCCGGGAGCGCGCCGGCGATTACCGCGCGCCCCGCCGCGACGTCCTTGAGCCACGCGATAGCCTCCTCGTACCGGGAGCGAACCTCGTCGGTGACGCGGTCGTCGTACAGCATGAAGCGCGCGATGTCGCTCGCGCGGCGGACGAGATCCGCCGGGGTCGGGTCGGGGATGATGAAGCGCCCACCCAAGCGACTGTCGATCTCCGCCGTCGCGTCGGCGACGGCCAGATCGACAACCTCCTGGCCTATTTCTCCCGTGCGAGCGCGGTCGGAGAGTTGGATGATCTCCGCCTCTCCGAACCGCGTCGTCAGGTCTTCCGTTGTGCAGTAGCTCATCCGGTTCGCCCGGGCGGGAGTTACCCCGCCCGGACCTCTCGGTTAGTTGCTCGTCTTGACCTCGACCAGAACGGCCGGGCGCAGGCAGAGCGGCAGCGGGTGCGACTGCGTGTGGACGATGTAGCCGCGCCCCATCTCCTCCTCCATGACCTTCGCGTAGTACAACTGGCCCATCTGGCCGACGGTCTCGTTGAAGTCCGCCGGAGCCGCGAAGGTCTGGAAGGTCTGCGTGGTGCCGACCGGGAACGCCTGACCGTAGTCAGCGGTGATGAACCGCGTCCCGTTCACGCTCGCGCGGTACTCCTCGAAGGTGATCGAGCCGAAGGTGAAGCCCTTCCGCATGTCACCGCCCAGCCTGTTCGCCGCCTCCTGATAGTTGGCGTAGGCCTCCTTGACCTTCGCGTGGTTGACGAGCTTGTCGAAGAACTCCTGCGAGACGAGGGCGCGGACGCCGGACGCCATCTCGCCGAGGAGGTTGTCCTCGATATGGCGGACGACCTCCATGCACTTCCCGCGAACGTCGGTCGTAGACGTCCCGAGGACGAAGTCCACGGACTTCTTGACGATCCCGAAGTCGGTGAACAGGTCAACGATGGTGTTACCGCCACCGTCCACCACGACGCCCTTGAGGGCGCCCATGCGGAGATATTCGAGGGTCTGGTCGTGCTTCGCGCGGGCGGTCTCCATCCGCTGATTCAGGTACGACGCGACCGCCGCCTGACCGTCGACGCCGAACTGCCGGAGGCCGACGACGTCGTAGGGGGAGACGCGCTCGTCGTAGACGAACGACGGGACGGTGAACGTCCGGACCTTGCGCTTGCCGATGGTTCCGACCTGACCCGGGGCGCCGTACTCGGTCGCGGTCAGCAGGGAGAGCGAGCCGCCCTGCTCCTCGACCATGACGGTGTTGTTGATGACGCCCTTGACCGGGAACAGGCCAAGCTCGTTCAGGCGACCGTAGCGGTTCGGGATGACGTTGATGGCCGCGCTTATGTCGGCCGTGGTGAAAATGCCGAAGGGGTTCATGGTCGTCCTCCTCAGATCGCGCTACGGCAGAGAATGTTGAGCGCCTTGAGGTCAACCACTGCGGCGTCCTTCTCGCCTTGGGTGGTGACGCCGGCGCCCCATGCGAGGGCTTCGGTCGCGAGAATGGCGGGACCGCGCACGAGCGCGACGCCCTTCTTGTCGCCCCCGCTGGCATCGACGGCGAACAGCAGGATGCCGCTCGCGGTCTGCGAGCCATCGACGGCGTCGTTGTCGTAGGCCTTGACCTTGCCCGACGCGGTCACGGTCCCGAGGACCGTTCCGGCCAGGAGGTTCTGGCCGGACAGGACCGTGACGGTCTCGCGGCAGAACTGAACCTCGGGCGCCTCCTCGTACTTGAGGAAGTCACTGAGTTGTGCGGCTTCGGTGTAGGTGGTCATCCTTCAGTCTCCTCAAGCGTGGTAGCGAGCCTTCGCGGCCTTCGTCAGCGGGCCGTCGGAGGCCGGCTGCGCGGAGGTCGTGTCGGTGGCGGTCTGGTGGAACAGGTGCTCGGGGACCGGGGCCGCCAGCGACTTGACGAGGTTGAGGGTCGCGGCGAACTGCTCGTCGGTCATACCGAACATGACCTCCTTCTCGGCGTCCGCGAGCTTGAAGGTCGACAGCGCGGCCTCGCGCTCCGCCTTTACCTTCGCGGCGAACTTCGCCCGGAGATCGGCGATCTCGGTAGTCAGTGCCTCGTTCCGCGCTTTCTCCTCAGCGAGTTCGGCGCGGAGCGAGTCGAGTTCCTGGGTGTTGTCAGGCATCGGTGGCTCCTGTGGTTTGAACAAATGCGCGGAGGTGCGCGGGTCGGCGCCGACGGGGACGAACGAAAGCTCGCGCACGGCGGCGTTCTCGAAGACGGCCTCGACGTTCAGTTCGCGGCCGTTGAGGTGAACCGGCTTGCCGCCGGTCTTGCGGACGTCGGCGTTGATCCCGACGGACAGTTGAATCGGGTGGCCCGCCTTCATCAGGGCGGTCACCATCTTGCCGGCCTCGGTGACGGCGTTGAGCTTCCCGACCGCGACGAGCTTCCCGTCCTCGACCGCGAGGTCGGCAAAGCCAGCCGTCGAGCGGATCGAGTTGTCGTGGTCGATGAGGACCGGGGTCGGGTTCGATAGCTTGATCGTCGCGAGGTCGATGGCGACGTCGCCGTGGAACCCGTAGTCCGTAATGACGTCGCCGGAGTAGGCGACGGCACGGAACCGGCCGGCGGACTCCGGATCGAGGGAGACGTCGGCGGCGAAGCGAAGGAGGCTAGTGTCCATGCCGCGCAGCATGGGAGCCGCGCGGCCCGGCGTAAGAGTGACGCTCGTCAGTAGCCCTAGACGGGCGTGAGTCGGATCAACCTCTGGATCATCTGGACGATCTCGCTCTCCATCGACGGCGGAAGGCCTCGGGAGTCGGGCAGGAACGGCCGGGCCGGGATCTTGATCGTGTAGGGGCCGGTCGTGTAGCGGACCGTCCGCGCCTTCTTGTGCCGGTCCTTCGCGAACACCGAGCGCCCCGCCGCGTTCTTCCGGAGCCGGACCCACGACGAGTAGGGCGCGCGGTTGATGGTAGCGCCGAACTCGTGAGTGGGGCCATAGACCCGGTCCGTGCCGATCAGGACGGAGTCGCCCTCGACCTTCGCGTGGAGCGAGTTCCGGAGCGCGCCGGTATCGAGGAGGATCTTGTGGCCGCCGGACCCCTTACCCTTCCGCCGCTTCGCGACAGTCGAGGACTTGAGCGGTTGCCACGGGGCGCCGTAGGGGTCATGCGAGGTCTCGAACGTCTTCAGCGACGAGTTCAGCACCAAGTCGCCGATGTCCTTGAGGAACCACCGGATGTCCCCGGATAGGCCGGCGAGGCGCCCGAGCAGGCGCGACGCCTCGGAATCTACGACCTCGACGGTGAACATGGCGCCTCCTAGTAGACCACTCCGGGGCCGCCGTCGTCGGTGTCGGCGATCTTCTGGGCGATCAGCGCGGCGTGAGCGGCCTTGAGTTGGTCGGGGACCGTGAAGAACTTGTAGAGGATGACGGCCAACTCGGCCGGGCTTCGGTACGGACGCCGGACCGGGTAGAAGGCCGGATAGGGGTCCGAGACGAGACCGCCGTCCTCGATGACCTCCTCGATGGCGTCGATGACGCGAGGGGCCATCGGCCCGGTGATTTCTCCGGTCTCCGGGTTCCACTCGATGTAGCCGGCGAGCGGGTTGGCTGGGTCTAGGATGAGTTTCATGGCGCGAAGTAGAAAAGGAACCCGAGGCAGAGATCAACCATCTCCGGGTCTTTGTTGAGCATGGCGGTCAGGTCGGAGCGGTGGTGCGGCGAGAGGACGCGCTCCATCGACATCGTGATCATTTCGAGCGGCTTATCCTGCCAAAGCCCGGACCATGTGTACTCCTTGCCCATGTACGGGTGGATGTAGCCGTCCGGCCGGCACTTCTCGTCGGCGCGGTAGCCCTTGCCGAAGTTCTGGAGCTTTACGAGAGGCTCGCCGGCCGTCCTCCGCTTGTAGAGCGCCTCGAAGGCGTCATCCATCTCCGGGAGGACGTTCTGGAGGCGGTGGAAATACTCGTGGATCATGGTCGAGACGCCGTCAGACTTGATGACGGACTCGCCCGGCGCGACGTAGTCGATGCGCCCGATCTTCCGGTAGTGGCCGGAGCCGGCCGGCTGGTAGTTCATATCGTGCCAGCCGCGCCCGCTCGTCCCGGAGACGTAGGTCCGGCCGCGCGCGTTCGACTTCTCGATCCACGACGTCGGGATTGTCGACATCGCGCTCTCGACCATCGGCTTGGTCTTCGCCGAGAGTTTGGTCGTCGCCATCTTCCCGCCGAGCTTCCGGGTCGCCGCGAGCCGGTCGAGCATCCGGGTCCGGAACTCCTTCCCGAGGTCGGAGCCGATGACGTCCGCCCCATAGACGTCGTTCGGGTCGAGCGCGGCCATCGTGTCGCGGAGGATCTCCTCGCGCATCGTCCTGCCGGCCGCGATCCACTCGTCCAGGGTTTGCGGTTGCTTGGCGAGCGCCGGCGCCGGCTTGGCGAGCGCCTTCGCTGCGGCGGCAGCGGCGACCTTGGCCGCTGCCATGCTGGCCTTCCGCTCCTCCATGTTCTTGAGCGCCTGCTCCATCTGTTCGAGCGGGTGATAGCCCCAGCCCGGGTCCGGCTTCGCCTCGGCCGGGATGTCTTCGAGCGGGGTCGCCCCGCCCATCCCCGCGACCTCGTCGGCCGTCAGGGAGCGGAGCGAGCATCGGCAGTTGTGGCCGAGCGGCGGCGAGTGGGTCGTCCAGAACGGGTCATCGACCGGGCGGACTACGCCGTTGAGCGCGCGGTGCGACGGCCGCGTCCGCGAGTCGTTGATGGCCGAGTAGCGGAGATAGGGTCTCTCCTTCTTGGCGAGGTCGAACGCCCGCCAGTGGCCCGCCTGATAGGCGTTCTGGAGGTGGTTGCGGAGGATAAGCTCGACCCGCCACCGGGGGAGCCCCCAGCCCTTCGCCATCGCCTGCCGCTTGAAGTCCTGAAACGTCCCGCCCTTGGAGAGGATCCGGTCGTTGAGGAAGTCGAGGACTGCCTGGATCTGGTCGATCTGCCCCATCCGGGCGACGGAGAACGTCCAGGCGCGCATCCGCGCCGACATCTGGGGCATGTAGTAGGTGTCGGGGAGGACGACGCCGCGCTCGGTCGCGGCCTTGATGGCGTCCTCGAACGGGAGCGGGAAACCGATTGAGAGCATCAGCGCAGCAGGGCGAGCAGGATCGCCTCATCCTCCTCGACGTTCCGGCGGCGCCGCTTCCCGCGTACCCCGGGAGCGAGGCCCGGCTGCGACGGGGGAGGCGGCTGGGAGCCGGACTCCTTCCACGCGCCGGCCTTCCACGCCGACTCCTTCCAGGCTCCGCCCATCCACGCGAGGAGCGCCATCAGTACGGCTCCGCGTAGCCGTTGAGCAGGAGCCAGTCGGACAGGTTCGGGCCGCCGACGATCTGAACCTCGGCGATCCAGCGCCCGTACTTGTCGCCCTTGCTCGTGCTGATCGTCACGTCCGGCGAGCCAGCGAACTCCTCGGCCATCCGTCTCTTTAGTTCCTTGCCGAGATCGGTCGACATCTCCGGCGCATCGACGCGCGCGAGCCGAACGCGGACGCGGTGCGTGATGCGGAACCCGAGGTCAACGTCGAGGTCGAGCGTGTCGCCGTTAACTACCTTCGCCACCTTCGCGTGATACGTCCACATTACGCCGGACCCCACTCGTTGCCGGTCACGCCGGCTCCGCCGACGGTCACGGAGTTGATCTTGCGGAGATCGACGGGAATGGTCGTGGCGGCGAGCCGCGCCATGATCTCGTCAGCGATCTGGCCGACGCTCGGGCCGGACGAGCCGGAGGTCGCGATGGCCTGCGCCTGGACCGGGACGGTGTACTGGACGGCGACGTTGAAGTTGCCGAGCGTCTGAACGACGGGCACGCCGCCGCCCTCCACGAACAGGTTGCCCGTGATGATGAGCGTGTGGTTGCTCTCCATCGGGCGCACGCGCCAGCCGTTGAGCAAGAACAGGTAGGGCGGAATTGACAGCCCGCCGCCGAGGTCGTCCCCGCCCACCTGACGGAACGCCGGCAGCCACCGACCGTTGTTGGTGTCCGCGTCCAGCCAGTCGCACCATCTCGACCACAGCTCCGCCGCTGAGACGGAACTGGAGTCGAGGACGATGCGCTTGGTCGGCCCGTCGAAGGTGATGGGCACGTCGCCTCCTTACGCGGTGTAGGCGCGGTCCTGCTCGGCCACCAGCGAGATCGTGATGCCCTTGGCACGGGTGATTGTTCCCGTCGCGACCACCGGCTTCGCCACGCCCTTGTTGCCGGCCACGACCACGATGGGCGCGTCCTCCGCGTCGGAGCCGGCCCCGCGCTGCACGTTGCCGTCGTAGTCGTAGGTGAAACTGATCTGCCCGGACGTGATGGCCCCGGCAATCGGGCTGCCGTCCTTGTCATTGACGGTAATCGCCGTCGCAGTGCCGTAGTCGTCGCCAGAGTTGTCGCCAGCATCGTCATTGGCAAAGTACATGCGGTAGTAGCCCGTCGAGCCACTGGACAGGAACGAGTTAAACACCAGCGAGCCGGCCGCCGAGTAGGGGTAGGTGCGCTGAACACTGTTTTGGTCCAGGAACACGACCCGGTTGAGGTCGTTGTCCTGAATGTTCTCGATAAACACGCCCTGCGTGGTGTACAGCGTGTCACCGACGAAGTAGCAGAGCTGGCTCTCGGTCTTGCCGTTGACCGTGCCGCCGCCCTCGTCGATGTCCGCGTCCTGCCGCAGGAGGTACTGGATCTTGGTGTAGATCTGCTCCAGCGTCGCGTTGTTGCCGTCGATGATCTTGCGGAATGGGTAGCTGCCCGCGCCGATGGTCTTGCTCTGGTCCAAGCCGTAGTAGGTGATGTCGATCCCCGAGTACGGGGCGCCGGTCATGGCGCCGTCCGCCGCCGTGATCTTGAGGTCGCCGCCTACCGCGACCGGGAGCGACACCTTGAAGGCGCCAGTGCCGGTGGCGCCAACGTCCGTCAGCGCGGCGTCGTCAAACGTGTAGCCCTGCTCGCGGCAGAAGATCTTGAAGTAGGTCCGGTTGTCGAAGTCGCCGTTTGCGGCGTCACCGTAGACCTGAATGCCTTGGTTCGGGCTGTCGGTGAACGTGAAGTTGGCCGCCGCCCCGCCGCTCGCCTTCTGGTAGTAGAACTGCGCTCCTGCGGGGAACCCGGACGCGAGTGCGACGATGCCGACGTACTGGCGGTTGAGCGCGCCTGCCGCGCTGTACTCAGACCAGCCGCCGTCGCGGAGCATCTGTCGCGTGGTGTCGTTAGCCGGTTTCCAGCCGTTGTAACTACCGCCATCCGTGCCAAATTGAAACTGGCCCGAAAGTGCGTCGATAGCGTACATCCCAAACGGGTATTTGTTGTATGACGCCAACTCCCATAGCTTAATCAGCTTTGAGTACAGCGCTTGCAGGGTGACGCCGTCTTTGGCAACCAGGTCGCCATAGGCCGCCAGGGAAATCGTTTTTGCCGACGTATCGATCCACAGATTGCCGTCAACACCGAGATTGCCGGACGTTGTAGAAACAACCAACTGATCGGGGTCTGTGCACTTAGCCATTGTGATGTCCTTTTACAGAATTAGATTTGGTTCTGTTTTCATGCTGCGTGACGATGCGCAAATTCCATGGGACGTGTAGCCCGCTTACCGTCTTTCCTCGTAGCGGGACAATGTGGTCAACCTCATGCGGAATGCCCGTTTCCTTGGTTGCGCTTGCGGCCCGTGCGTAAATTTCGAGAATCTGCTTATTGAACGCTTTACCAAGCGCCCTGCTCGGAAGCAGCATTTCTCGTTCCCGCGCTCTTCGCTTGTAAGCATCGGGGTTTGCCCTATACCGGCGTCTATCGGCCTCTCTGATTTCGCCCCGCCGTTCCTCAAGCGCAGCTTTTACCCTCTCAGGATTTTGTTGCTTCCATGCCGTCGCACGCTCAACAGCCTTGCGTTTCCGCTCATCGCGCTTTTCTGCGTATGTAGGGTCAGCATCAAGTCGCTTAAGGTACGCCCTGCTTGCAGCGTTACGACGTGCAGTTACGGCAGGATCGTTTTTCGCCAGGTAACGGCGATTGCGTTCACGACTCATAGCCTTCTGGCGCTCCCATTCTTCTGGCGTGCAATCTACCTTGCGTTTGCCCATGGTTAGCTCACAAAGTTTCGGTCAGCGACCTGCGCGATAGGCAGAGACGCATTGGTTGAGCCGAGCAGATAACCTCTTACTGTGTACGGGACGTAGCCCTGCTTGTAGACGCAGACATCAACGTAGTCGCTGGCCGCGTAGCTGTAGCTGTACCCGTAGGACGTGCTGCCGTGCGCGTCCACGTTGACCCGTTCGGTCGTCGTGCCGGCGGTCAGAATCACGATGTCCGATCCAGACACCAGCCCAGTGAGGGTCAGCGTCACGCTGTTGTTGACGACCACCGTCGCGCCCGCCGTGCGGATGCTCGGGGTCGAGCCGCCGCCTGAGATGTTGATCGTCACCGACCCGCTGGCGATGTTGACGTAGATCGCCTCGTTACCGGTGCTGCCGTTGCTGCTGGCGTAGCTGGTGAACGTGTTACCCGTAAAAGTGATCGTGCTCGCGCTGCCGGACACCTCGATGGCGTGGCCGGTGCCGCCACTGGTGAAGGCGCAATTCGAGATATTGTCCATGTCCGCCAGCGTGGCCGACGTGATCTTGCAGTTCTTGAACTTGCTGCCGGTGATCGTCGCGCTGTTCTGCGTAATGGTCAGACAGTCCGTGAACGCCATCTGGTCGTAAGTGATGGCCCGAAGGTTGAGCTGGCCCGCGTTGATGACCTGCGCGCCTGCTGTGTAGACCGTGGCGCTGGTGCTCATGCTGGCGTGCCAGTCCCATTTGAACTTGCTCTTGGACGAGAACACCGCATTGCGAACGTCGATGGTGTCCGACGCGCCGGGATAGAAGGTCAGCCCGCACACGTTGTCCACAGAGTTGTAGAACACTTGCTTGTCGGTAACGCTGCGTTGCTGCGGGAACTCGATCGCCGCATTGGACAGATCGAGGTAGACCGCGTTGGTGCCGCCATCCCCAAGCTGGATCGGCTGGAGCACAAGCATCTGCGTCGCGCCTTGCTGCAAGACGCTCATCCGCTCCTTACCCTGCGCAGTGACCTTCACAATGTCAGGCACCTTCACCGGATAGCTAGCATTGCCGCCTGCGACTGTCGTCGTGTCTAACGCCCACAACGAACCAAACTGCATGACCGGCGCGGCGAAGGTGCCAGAGACAGCAAGGCCAAAGGCAGAGACCGACGCCGCATTGAACGTGCCTGTCGTGTCAATGGCCGTTGCGCCGTCGTTGATGATAAGCGGCAAGTGCTGCGCTGTGTCCCATTTTGTGCCTGAGCCATGCACCGCCCAGAATTTGAAATTGCCTGCCGACGACGCCATGCCGAATGCGACGCCTTTGCTCGTCGCTTTGCCGATGTTGTCGAGGTTCTGGTAGACCTTCGGCGTTGACGGCTTGGTGTGGATCAGGACGTTCTTGCCAGTGACATTAGGCTTGTTGCCGGACGACAGCACGGTACATGCACCAGCGTAGGTGCCGTCTGTCGTCACCCCGGTAAGCTGCCCCATCGAGTGATAACTGTTTAGGCCAACGTCTGCCGCCGCGGCTGTCGTGCCGTTGCTAAGGGTGCGGCTGTTCAGCGTCGTGCCGAAGTTGGTGGTCACGGTAGCAGCCCACGCAGTATTACCGTTGTAGGCGGTCGTGCCGTGTACCGGATCGATGTAGAGCGAGGCATCCGCCACGCAGTACGCCGGGATCACCGACGCACCGCCTGACGGGGGAGAAATGCCGACAGTAGCGATGACGCCAGCCGCCGTGCCGGATTTGTTGCCGTACACGTCAGAGCCGACTGCGCCAGCGGTGCGCTTGAAGCCCCATGACCAACCGTGCGAATGCGCGGACCCGTCCATCGCATCCTCCCAGGTACACGGCCCTTCGAGGACGCCTGGGACGACTGCACCAGACTCGGAGTTGATGAAGATAACGAGGCTGTTGTTAACCGTCGTGGTCAGCACAGGCATCGCGACACGCGCCGCACTGTTGCTTGCTGTTCGGTAGCCCGTGCCTGCGCCGCCAGTGCCGTTGAACGGCGTTGAAGTGTTCACGTCGCCAATGGCGATCAGGTGGGCGTTGGCCGTCTCCGCAATCGTGTAGGTGAACGTCGGGTCACTCTCACTCGCCCCGGCGATCTTGTACAAGACGCCGACGTTGCAAGTGTTCGACACTGAGAAGAGCTGTGTCCAGCCGCTCGATGACCACGCCTGTGTGGTGCCCGTGTCTGTCGTACAGATCGCCAGCAGCAAATCGTTCTGCTGGTACTGCGGCAGCTTGCACGAGATCGTTGTGGCCGTCGTCGTGCTGTGCAGGTTGAACTGCCAGTCGCGAATGAACGGCATCAGCACATCCTCACGATGACAGCATCAGGCCACCAAGGAACAGGTGGCAGCGGGGGCGGGGGTAGCACCCACAGATACGCAAGCATGACGGCAGTCACTGTTGCCTTTCCTCCTCCAAGAGCGACCGATTGAACAGGAACCAGAGCGCCATGATCTGCGCCCGGTCGTCGGTGTCGGTCAACGGACTCTGCGCGACAGCGTGCGTGAGGCGCATCAGCAGCGCCCGCAGGAATTCCAGTTGCTCCTCTGTCACGGCAGCGACTCCAGCTCGCATTCGATCTCGTTCCACAAGGCGTGCGGCATCTGGATTTCGTTGTAGAGCGCGGCACGGAAGTTCACGCGGCACTGCCGCACCTCGGACAGTAGAAGGCGCAGCCGTTTGATCGTTTGCGCTTGCCGCACCAACGCCTGCCCCTTCGTCTCCTCAAAGACGCGCTCGATGGGGTCGTCCATCGGCCCGAGCGTCACAGCGCCGCCTCGAACGAGCGGCCGACGAGCTTGCCGTTCACCCACCAACGCATCCACCTCACGCCGAGTGGTTCCAGCTTCTCGCGCAGCAGATCGCAGATGTGGTCGTTCATCTCGATGCGGGTGCACGGGGTAATGAAGGCGGTCTCCTCTGAGTCGATGTCCGCCCTGATCTCGCCACGGTAGGTCCGCCAACCCAACTCCCCGGACTCGTCCGGGTCGTGGAGGGCGAAGATGAGGGCTTGTGGCTCAAGCACCCCCCACCTCAGTGAATGGAAGTGGACGAGGCGGATGGCGGCGGCTCCTTTACGGCGGGGCACTCGTCGCCGAGCGCCTCGCGCATCTTCTCGTCCATACACGCCCTGCGGACGGCGGCGGCCGGGCGCCCCATCGAGGTCAGCAACTTCACCGCCTTGATCGTCTGGCAGTGGTCGTCTACGAGGGTGAACCCGAGCATGGCGCCGAGCCCGGACAGGCCGAGCCCGCCGGACACCGAGCCGAGGCAGACGTCGTCGCCGCCGGTCGCGAGGCCGGGCGCGTAGACGTCGGGTACGACGTCGCCGAGGTCAGCGGCACGGGGCGCCGCGATGTTCACGCTCGTCGTCTGGTTGCCGTTGATGGCGTGGGCCGTCGCCTGCCCACCCGTGGCGGTAGCGTTCCCTCCAGTCGCCGACGATGCCGACCGAGAACGGGACGTCGAAAGAGACTTGGCCGATGAGGTCGCTGCCGCGCTCGACCTCGCTGACGGGGAAGACGTCAGCGTGTTCGTCACGCTCACGCCGCCTGACCCACCATTGCCGGAACCGCTTGAGCATGTTGACCCCTGACACGTTTCGACCTTCTCGCCATCCACGAACGTCGTCCCGGCTTGCGCCGCAACGACCGCGAACATCAGCACCCAGAATACGACGAGCGCCCAGAAGACGGCGCGGGACCAACGGATGGGCTCCGGGATGTGCCGCCTCAATTCAGCGTCCTCCCGTCGGTCGCCCCGTCAGCGGGGCCGTCGGTCTGGACCGCCCGCTTGATGTT